AAATGCTCTCAAATGATAAGTAGGATATATAGAATCCTATTAGGTGAGGAAGACTTACCCACTTCAGAGCGAAGTGTATTTTATAAAAACAAATCGTATACAGATAAAGTTTACAATAAAGCTATAGATGATATGATAAAAGATAAAGATAGATGAAAAAAAACAGTGCATTCAAACTAAAATCAGGTAATAAACCTTCTCCAGCTAAACTATTTGGAACTAAACAAAGAAAAGCTAAAGATTTTGAAGCTGAACAAATAGCACAGATGTCAGGCATGAAAGGTAGTGGGCTAAATATCTCGGATCCCGAGTGGATCAAAAAAAATATGCTTAAAGGTAAAAAATACGACGTATGAAAAAAAATAGCTCATTCAAACTAAAGTCAGGCAACAAGCCATCTCCAGCTAAACTTTTTGGAATTGGTGAATATTTTAGAAAAAGAAAAAGAAGAAAACAAGTTGAAAAACTAGAAGAAGAAGAGGAGAAGCAGAGAGAACAACGTAGGCAAGATGACTTTGTAAGAAGTCGTAATAGATCTTACACCCAACCTAACGTTTAAAACAGTGGGATTTAAACTAGGTAAAGCAAGACAACCATACATGAGTAAGGGTGAAATAACATCTAAGCTCAACTTCAATAAAGAAGTAGGCGGTAACGCGTCTGTACCTGGTACACCTGTTATTAGAGTGCCACTAGATGAAGGCGTGATGGGTGAGGCTAATATGGATGGTACTATATATATAAACGAAAATATAATACCTGGTAGTGCAGAAGAAAGACAAGTGATAAACCATGAAATGAGACACGCTACAGATATGAAACTTGGTAAACTAGCATATACAGATGATAGTGTAACTTACAACGGTAAAGTATATCCAAGAAGAACTATAAATGGTAAAGATATGATAATTGTAGATGGTGTTGCAAAAGAAGCGGGAAGCGAAGATTTTCCTTGGGAAAAAGAAGCTAATAACGGTAATAAAAACGGAACAGTATAATGAGTTTAATAACTATAATAGATTCAATACCTTTATTCACAAAAAAAAGTGAAGCATTACGCTGGGGTAGACTAAATGGTTATACTGGTACACATACGCATGAATATAATAATATCACCGCTTATATGGCTGGGAAAAACCATAATGAACTACCAGAAGTTAAATTAACGACAGTTGTAAACTCTGCTGATCAAATACGTCAACTTGGAGATGAAATACTAAGCGATGAAATTAGTGTTGGTAAAGAGTTAAAGAAAAAAAGGTTTAGAGGTACTGTAGTTGATAATACCGGTATATATGAAACTGGAGAACAACAACCCCAAGAACAAGAGCAAGAGCAAGAAGGACAAGTGACGCAACAACAAACGGTGCAACAACAACCACCTATGACAAGTAGTTCTACTATGACTAGTAGCGGTGGTAGTGGTACTGGTAGTAGTAGTACTAGTGGTGGTGGTTATTCCGGTGGTGGTGGGTATTAAAACAATTAAAAAATATTAAAATGTTAAGTAAAATATTTTCAGCAGGAGCTGGTGAACTAATAAAAAATGTAGGTGGTGTGATTGATAATTTACACACATCTAAAGAAGAAAAGCTAGAAGCTGAAAGAAAATTAAAAGATATGATAATGGGTTACGAAGCTGAAATGCAAAAGCAAGTAACTGAAAGATGGAAGATGGACATGAGCTCAGACTCGTGGTTAAGTAAAAATATAAGACCATTAGTACTAGTTTTTTTAGTTGTAGCAACAGTGTTATTAATATTTATTGATGCAGGTGCTATAAACTTTAAGGTGCAAGACAAATGGACAGACTTATTACAATTAGTATTAATAACAGTGATTGGTGCTTATTTTGGCGGTAGATCACTAGAAAAAGTAAAAAAATAATGGGAATAAATTCAACAGAAGTAAGTTATGGTTTTGGACAATTAGGGTCTGCTTATACAACAGCAAGTAGTGACGCTATAAAACCACCAACAAATAAAGTTTTTGTAGCTATAACAATGCTAGCTGATACTGTGTTTGATGCGAGTGGTGGTCTGATTGCTCAAATACCTGGTTCAAATGCTAGCGATATATATATTGGTACAGACCAACCGGCTCATGATTTAGCGGCTGGTTCAGAAACTACAGATGAAGGTTCTGGTGGTAAAGTTGTAGACGGTGTTACTTTTCCAGCTGGTATAACTATTTATGGTCGTTGGACAGAAATAGACGTTAACTCTGGCCATGTAGTAGCTTACATAGGAGACTAATGTTAGGTTTAGGCGTAGGATTCTATAAACTAGGAGGTAACGAGTACACTTGGACTCCAAATATTATTGAACCACCACCAAAAGGCTGGTTTAAAGGTGATAAAATAGAAGCTGGGGAAACAGGTGAGTCTGGTACACCCGCCGTAAGCTGGGTAGATTCTTCACCTGAAGGTAATAATTTATCTCAAAGTGTTGAAGAAGATCGAGGTACTATTGATGATGGTGGTTTATTGTTTGATGGTACTCAGGATCATTATGATTTTGGAAGTGATATAGTAATATCTGCAGAAGAAGCTTTTATCGGTTTTTTTGTAATAAAACTAGCAAACGTAAATCAAGACACTATTTTAGGAACTGGTGGTACAAGTAATTTTCTACAAATACTAACTAACAAAAAATTAAAACTGAAAATAGGTGGAGTACAAGAACTTCCAACTTTTGCTTCAGCACAGTTTAGTTCTGATGAAAAAATGATTGTGACAATACAAAGAGAAGCTGGTGCAACTGGTAATATAAATGTTTTTAAAAACGGCACTTTATTAACACCAACTTCTCAATTAGATAACGCTGGTGCAATTACTTTTGATTCTTTAGGACTTAGGAACAGTGATCAGTTTTTTGGAGGTCATATATATGAAGTTGTACTATACGACGTTGAAGATCTTTCAGATTTAGATATAACAAGAGTACACCAATATTTAAAAAGTAAACACAATTTATAAATTAATTTAAATTAAATAAAATGGCAAAAACAAAAAAGAAAAAAACAGAAGAAATAATAGACTTAAAACCAGAAAAAATAACAGATCAAGAGTTGGCACAATTACAAGCTGCTATTAAGACTATTGATAATTTAACAGCTGAAATAGGTGGTATTGAAGTTAGAAAACACTCTTTACTAAAAGCAATGGAAAGTGTACATGGTCGCGTTGAAGCGCAACGTGTAAAACTACACGAAACATATGGCACGGATAATATTAGCTTACAAGATGGTAAAATAACTTACGCTGATCAGCAACAATCAAATATTCAAAATGGCGAAGCTAATAAGAAAGATTAGTGTAGGTAAGGATTACAAAAATGATGCTATGCACTATGCTGTAGGTCAAGAGGTTTATGGTGGTCATACTATTTGCGATATATTAGAAGAAGAAGATAAGTATTCTATTTATATTAAAAAAAATAAAGATGTATTACCATGGAAAGACTTTAATAAAAACATGGCTGTTTCCGTAGAATATAACCTTGAGTACTAATGAAAAGCGTTCACAACTTTGTTGTAACGCCAAAAGGAAAAAGATATAATAATACTAAAAAAGTTGGAGATTCAGAATTAATACTTAATACTGAAATTTTTAACCATCAATATGTAAATAGAGAGGCAACTGTTATATCTACACCTATAGCGGGACATACAGAAATACAAGCTGGAGACACAGTTATAGTACATCATAATGTTTTTAGAAGATGGCATAATGTAAAAGGTGTTGAAAAGAATAGTAGATCATATTTTAAAGAAGATATCTATTTTGTAAACCACGATCAAATTTTTTTGTATAAAAGAGATAAAGAGTGGGTAGCACCAAAAGGTTATTGTTTTGTAAAACCTTTAAAAGCAATAGATCAATTTAACATTGAATCTGAAAAACCACTACAAGGTATTGTAAAGTATTCAGATGGTACAGTAGATGTAAATAGTTTAGTTGGTTTTACACCGAATAGTGAATATGAATTTATAGTTGATAGTCAAAGGCTATATAGAGTTTTATCTAAATTTATTACAATTAAATATGAATATCAAGGAGACGAAGAAGAGTATAATCCAAGCTGGGCGAAAAGCAGTTGATGAGCTGATAAAAGTAGCAGAGGAAAAGATTATTACAAATACTGAAGACGATGTATCAGCTGATAGACTAAAGAATGCTGCGGCTACTAAAAAGCTAGCTATATTTGATGCGTTTGAAATACTTAATAGAATTCAAGAAGAAGAAAACTTACTTGAGGGAAAAACACCTGAAGAGACAAAGAAAAAAGCTTTTAAAGGATTCGCAGAGGGTAGATCTAAGTAATGTACGAGCAAAGTTTAGTTAGAGTTATTGAACCTGTAAAAAGAACTACAATTAGTAGACTTAACAAAGGTAAAAAATGGAAGTATGGTTATAACAAAGAACATGATATTATTGTTATATCTAAAACAGGACAGATAGGTGATATAATAGAAATACAAAATTTAGCTATAGCTTTACCTAAAGCCCCTAAAAATATATTTAAACACGATAAAAATAAATGGGTTAAGTTTGATCAACCTAAAGAATTATCTCGTCTTAAAAATATATTTGATTGGCGTAATTATCCTGAAGATCAAAAAGAGCAGTGGTACGATTATATAGATGAAGAGTTTAAAAGAAGAGATGAAGGTTTTTGGTTTACAAATAATGGTAAACCAACTTATATAGTGGGAACTCATTATATGTATTTACAATGGAGCAAGATTGATGTAGGTGCGCCTGATTTTAGAGAAGCAAATAGATTGTTTTTTATATTCTGGGAAGCTTGTAAAGCAGATAAAAGATGCTACGGTATGTGTTACCTAAAGAACAGAAGATCAGGGTTTTCGTTTATGTCATCTGCTGAAACAGTTAATTTAGCCACTCTTGCAAGTGATAGT